GGCAGCCATGCCACTGCGGACAAACCATCAACATCCCATCAGTCCAAGAACAGAGAATATTCAAACTCGCCATCTCCGACGCGCAAGGCACCGCGGCAGCATTAAGCAAACTGTTGAAAAACTGCGGTGTTGATGTCAAGCGGAAAACGATCAACGAATGGAGACGACGCCAGGTATTGAAGCCGGTCGGACATCAGGACGGCAACCCCGTGTACCTGCTCTGGGACGTTTGGGCAGCGGCAAACCGGTAACTGTGGCCAATATTTGCATTCACCAACTGTGGCCAGCATGATAGATACGATTGATTATTTTCATATGCGGGGCTCGGATAACACCGGGCCCTTAGCATACCTGCACGTAGACACGCTCCGGTGCGCTAGGACGTTTCGGGTACCGGTCGAGCCTATAAGTCGACCAACCATTCTTGTGCCGTCAAATAGCGGCGTCAACAATCCATGTCGGTCGCACGGTACGATGACGGTCTCCAAAACCGTCAGACTTGGCTCGACTCCAAGCCGATATACCAAACCCCGGTGGCCTTTACACCTTTCACCACCAGGCACCACACTTTCAAACAATGGAGGCAATACGATGATGGCACCGCACACCGAGATAGAACTATCCATCACCGCCCCCGAAAGCGACGATGAACTGCTGTGCAGCTTCCGAGTCAAAGTGCCCGTGCGCATCAAACCCACCAGCGAGAACGTCCACCAATACCACTCAGTCGAACTGTGCGTAGACCAGACCAGCCTGCAACATCGCTTCCAAAGAGCCGCTCAAGCCTTCATGGATGCATTCGAAAAAGAGTAAACACTTGCCCTGCCTCGCCATAATCCAAGCGCAGACGAGAGCAGGGCACCAATCACCACGGAGGCACACGATGAGCGAAGAGGAAGCAGAAGCCTTCCGCGAGAAGATTCGCAAAGCCCTCGAACCCGTCCTGCAATACGGCACACCATTCGCCTTCGTATGCGACACCACACCACTCGAGGAAATCAACAGCGACGGCAACGGACACATCAGCTGGGTATCACCACCAGCCCAAGCACCATACGTCACCGTCGGACTATTCAGCATGGGTGCAGACTGCTTCACCATCAAATAATAAACACTTGCCCTGCCTCGCCACAACATTCAAAGCCACGGCAGACGAGAGCAGGGCATTCATATTTTCGAACGAACGTGTAACCGAAACGGATGGTGGGCGACATGATGGCAAGAGGAACGGAAACGGGCAAGCTCCAATGGCCCTGGAATGTGCAGCGCATCGCGTCTCCGCTGACTGTGAAGGTGCAGCGAGTGGAACTCTGTGGCACTGAACGCGAGTCTTTCTTCAAAGCGGTGAGCAGTAGTTACGAACCCGCTCTCGATTTTGAGCGTGGCAACACGGTGTTCACCGATGGTGAGTACCTCTATGGGTATGTCATCGCATTAGATGGCGAAGGCCGACAGATCATAGACGACGCCATGAAAACACTGGTGTCGTACTTCACGCAGGTGCTGATACCTCCGTTGTTCCTCGACCGTCACGAAGGTGATCCGTACACCAGGTACATCCCCGCGCCCCTGATAGAAGACACCAGTCACCCGCTCTTCCCCAACCATGCAGGAACGCTCCCTGCATGGCCCAGGTGATACCCCATGCCATGGAAAGTATGCAGCACTGCAGGATGCGCGAACCTCATCGATCATGGAAGCAAGTGCGACAGGTGCAAGGCCGCCCGAGATGCACAGCGCAGGCCCACAGGCAACCCATACAACAGCAGAGGGCACCAATGGTTCAGGCACCAAGTACTAGCCCGAGACCCACGATGCGTATGCACCGGCCAATGCGGACAGCATGAAGGCATGTGCGGGAAACCAAGCACAATAGCAGACCACTACCCAACAGAACGAGTAGACCTAATCGCACAAGGGCTCAACCCGAACAACCCAGCCTACGGTCGAGGAATCTGCAAAGCATGCCACGACAGCAAAACAGCACGCAGCAAGCCCGCAGGATTCAACGACCAAACCAAACATTAAGCAAGGTAAAGCGCAATGAAATGGCATTCCTGTGACCCGAAACACCCCAGGGGGGATGGGGTAAACGGTGAGCCATGAAAGACCGCCGGACAGAGCAAAAAAAGGCGCGGCATAATCAAAAGTTTTTCCGCGGGAGGTGGTTGGCGTGGTTTCCGGAGGGTTCAGGGCTGCGGCAGGTCGCAAACCGGATCCGCTTTCTGGGCGCTCGGAACGAGGAGGATATTCTCTCTCCGCATTGCCCAATAGGGGGTTTCAGGGCAAGACGCCAAAGTTCCCGTTGGGGAAATACGAAGTGTTCTATGTGGATGGTGACGGTGAGCGGGGCTATGACGATAAGGCCACTGCCCAGTTTGCGAAGCGTGAGAGAACGATATGGAGAACCTTGTGGCATACCCCTCAGGCGTGCGCGTGGTCACTGCCTGAATATGCGTATCTGATCTTTGATATTGCCTTGTATTGCCGTCAACTGGTGATTTGCGAGTCGTCGGACGCTAAGGCGGCGGACAGGGGCCTGCTCCCTCGTTATGCGGATCGGATCGGGTTGTCTGCATCTGGGCTTGCAGCGTTGGGTTGGAAGATCGTTCCGGATGAGGTTTCGATGAAGCGTATGGAGGTTCAGGCTGAGGATGAGACGGAGGTGCAGCCGCGTCGTTTGAGGGGCTAGGTTATGGACACGGATTTTCGCGTTGACTTCCCGACGTTGGGTGATCTGATAGACGCTTGGATCGCGCGGCACTGCAGACAGCCTGACGGTCCTCTACGTGGTAAGCCATTCCACCTGTCAGACTGGCAGTTCTGGGTGGCTGCGAATCGTTGGCGGATAAGAGACAATGCTCGTTTTGTGCCTGCAGCCGAGGTCACCGTCGATAACCCGATGGTCTTGAACCAGGCGTTTGTCTACCGGCAGACGCTCACTGCTGCGCCGCAGAAGACCGGTAAGGGCCCATGCACCGCGTCATTCGTGGCGGCTGAGGCCTGTGGGCCTGTGGTGTTCGATGGGTGGGCCAAGGCAGGCGATGTCTATCGGTGCTCGGAGAACGGGTGCTCATGCGGCTGGTCTTACCGATATAACCCTGGCGAACCCAAAGGCAGGAGACATCCGTCGCCGTTGATCCAGATGACCGCGAACAGTGAGGATCAGGTCGAGAACATGTACCGGCCATTGAAGGCGATGATCCTTCTTGGTCCTCTCAAGGGGATGTTGAAGGTGCGTGAGGGTTTTATCCGCATCATTCAGCCGGGTGCCGATGAAACTGTTGCTGATTTGGATCTTGACCGCATCGATATCGTCACGTCCTCGGCACGATCACGATTGGGCAACCCCATTACCGATGCCGAGCAGGATGAAGCCGGATTGTATACGAAAACCAATGGAATGATCAACGTGGCAGACACGCAGCGCCGTGGGGCCGCAGGTATGGGAGGTCGTACACATGCCTGGACGAACGCCTGGGACCCCACGGAAAACAGCTACGCGCAAAGGGTCTACGAATCGGGGTCGGAAGACATCTTCGTGTTCTACCGGAACCCAGACCTCGACACCAGTCTCAGAAGCAAGGACGGCACGCCGTTCTCGTTCCAAAGGAAAAGCGAACGACGGAAAATCCTCCAATGGGTTTACTCAGGAAGCCCCTGGGTGGACCTTGAATCTATTGAGGCGGAGGCATCGGAGATGATGAAAACAGATCCGGCGCAAGCCGAACGATTCTTCGGTAACCGACTGGTGCAAGGTGCAGGGGCGTGGCTTGCCGATGGACTGTGGCAGGCCGCTTATGCAGGCGCATGAACTGTGGATAGCGAATCCACAGGACGGTAGCCGCATCTGCGCGGGATTTGATGGCAGTGAGAATGATGATTGGACCTGTATCAAATGCGAAACCGTGGACGGTCTCATCTTCACACCCAGATATGGTCCTGACAGGCGTCCGACTATTTGGAATCCAGCAGAGTGGGGAGGCCGTATTCCGCGCAGCGAGGTCAATGCCGCTTGGGATGAGCTCAACCGCAGATACAAGATAGAGCGCGCATACTGCGATCCGGGTTTCCGTGACGAGGTGTCGTGGGAATCACAGATCGAGGAATGGGACCAGTTGTACGGCCCGAAGAGGTTCATCCCGTGGGTGATGAGCGGCAACAGCCGTGTGAATGCGGTGTATGAGGCTTTACGCCGTTTCGAATCCGATTTGGAGCAGCATCACCTTACGCAGGACGGCTGTCCGATCACACTGACTCATATGGGCAACGCTCGGAAGATCGCGAAGCCAGGAGACCGATACGGTCTTGGCAAACCTCAGCAGGACAGGAAGATCGATGCCGCTGTTACCACGATCCTCGCCCACGAGGCCGCCTGCGACGCTCGCGCCGCTGGCTGGGGCAAAGTCCAACACAACTTCATTCTTACAGCCAGTTCCACTAGGAGGTAGAAAATGGCGCGTACTGCTGAACAGATAAACGCCGACGTGAATCTCCTGGCACGAAAGATCATGTTCCGCCGTCCTGATATCGAGAAACACGTTGGGTATTACAAAGGGCGCAGGGGGAAGCTGAATTTCGCTTCGGAAGAGTTCAAGATGTACATGAAGGAACGGTTCTCGGATTTCAGCGACAACTGGTGTGCGCCTGTCGCGCAGGCACCGGTGGAGCGCATCCATTTCCAAGGGTTTAAGGGATTGGATGGAATTGATGTCCCCTCATCGGTGCAACGCCGGTGGTCGGATAGTGATGCAGACAGGGGCTTGGCAGAAGCCGCTTTGATGATGACCATCGCACGAAGGTCATATGGTCTGGTGACTGAGAAGCCCGACGGCAAGGCGCGGATCAGTTTCGAGCACCCGGATTCCGCCGCTGTACTCTACGATGCGAGGACTGGCATTGTCAGGGCTGGTTTGGTGTTGGTGCAGGATGATGTCGAGGAATTCGGCACCCTCATGTATCCCGATGCGGTGTTCCAGGTGAAACGCAAACGTCCCGTTTCGAGCATGGAGACGCAGCGTCTTCCGCCATCTGCGGACGGGTGGACGTTCCTTCCTGAATCGTTCGCTCCCAACCCATTGGGCGCGGTGCCTCTGGTCGAATTCCGAAACCAAAGCCTCCTTGATATGAATCCGCAATCGGATATCGAACCAGTCGAGTCGATGCAAGACGCCGTGAACGTGGTCTGGTCCTACCTGTTGAACGCATTGGATATGGCCTCGCTGCCCGCGAGGGTCATCATCGGAGGTGACAAGCTGGAAGAGCCGGTCTTGGACAAGAATGGAGCCCAGATCGGTACACGACCCGCCGAGTTGGACAAGACAGTCATGGATCGTATCACCCAGATAACCGGGGATGCGTCGATCGGCGAATGGACCGCGGCAAATCTTGAGGTCTTCAATCCGGTCATCGAGAAGGCTGTTGAGCACATCGCCGCTGAAACCCGCACGCCTGGTCATTACCTGCTGACCAATGCCGAAGTGCCCGCCACTGGATATGAGGTTGCCGAGGCTGGATTGGTGTCGAAGACCGTTGACCGCATCCGCTATCTGCGCTCAGGTATCAGGGAGATATCACGTCTCGCGGCGTTGACAGAAGGTGACGACCAGGCGGCAAAGGCCGTCGCTAACGCTGATGTGGTATTCGCGAGCCCACAATACCGGTCTCAGGCTGTGATGACGCAGGGCATGCTGCAGATGCGGCAGGCGGGGTTCCCCTTGGAGTTTCTGCTCGAATGGTTCGGCCTGCCGCCCGATGAGGTTAAACGGGTCATGGATATGAAACGCCAAGAGGATGCCGACCCTGAGTTGGCGGCCATTGCGAAGTCGATTGGGGTTTCTAATGGATACGACGACTCTGGATCGCAGCAGTCGAAGCCTGGCGGTTCAGGAGACGCTGGCGCTGAGATTGGCGAAAAGAACGTGGCGGCAAATCAACCCGGATAGCATTCTGTCATCATGGGAAGCTGCTGTGCCATCGATGCTTCGCGTGTATGCGGCTTTGCAGACGAAAGCGGCGGAGACCGCGCTGGATGCGCAATCGGGCATGCTGGCTGATGCCGGGGATTATGTCCCTCCCCAAGTGATGGTCGACCCGAGGGCATTCGGATCCGGATATGCTGCAAGTGGCGGTTCTCTCTACGATTATTTCAGTGGTCCCGTCTACGATTCGCTGACCCTCATCAGGCAGGGGCTGAGTGTTGATGAGGCGTTGAACCGTGCTGGCAGGGCATACGGGTCGCTTGCATCGCTTGGCATAGCCGACACGGCCCGTCAGGCTGCAGGCGTGGACACTGCCACGCGCAGGGGTGTCGGATATATCCGTGTGGTGTCACCAGGCGCTTGCTCGCGTTGCATGATACTTGCCGGGAAGTTCTACAGATGGAACGAAGGGTTCCTGCGTCACCCCCGCTGCTATTGCAGGCATGTGCCATCAACGCAGAGCCTCGCCGGCGATATGATCACCGACCCCATGGAGGCGTTCAATAACCTGAGCGAAGCCGAGCAGGACCGGCGATTCGGGAAGGAATCCGCACAGGCGATACGGGATGGCGCGGATATCAGTCAGGTAGTGAACGCGCGTTCCGGAGTGGCAGCCATCGGTTCCCCAGCCAGAAGAGGCAGATCAGTGGGCTCGTACACGACGAGCGGCACCGCCAACCTGCGCGGGCTCAACAAGAGCTTCTACAACCAGATAGGTGGGAGTGGGCCGAGGCTCACGCCGGAAGGCATCTACAGCCAGGCGAAGAGCCGGGACGACGCGATCGCACTGCTGCGTTCGAACGGGTACATCATCACGCCCGAAGATCGAGCGGACATCCTCTCCCGCCTCAACCCCGACTATCAGGCGATAGGCGGGACGATGGGGCGCGGAGGACGCAGCAGAGGCGCAACCTCCACGTACCGGCAGGCAGTCAGATCCGGCGTGCGCCAACCATTCGACGTGGCGACCATGACCGCGGCGGAACGCAGACTCCTCGACGCAAAACTGCGATACAACCACGCCCTCAGCGGTACGGACATGAAGGAAATGGCCGCGGCGGAACGCAACTACAGACGTTGGCTGTCCTCCAACGGAGAGATTTACACCCATTAACGACTAGCGAAAGGCCATGTCATGGCAGAAGAACCGTCAATAGCAACCCCAGAACCCGCAGCAACCGGTACAGAAGCGGAAAACAAGGCAGGAATCCCGGCCCCCACCACACCGGAAGAACCGGTTGACTGGAAGACGAAGTTCGAAGCGCAGCAGAAAGTCAACCGCGATCTCGAAGCCAAGAACAAGGGGCTTTACGAGTTCAAGGACAAGACCTCGCAGCTGGAAGCCGAACTCGCGAAACTCAAAGGCACCGAGCAGGAATACCAGGAGTCCAAGAAAGCCCAGGCCCTTAAGGACTCGCTGCTGCAGCAGGCGAACGAACGCATTCTCAAAGCCGAGGTGCGCGCCTCCGCCGCAGGCAAGCTCTCGGACCCGTCCGACGCCCTGCGATTCATCGACTTGTCCAAATTCTCCGTCTCTGAAGACGGCGAAGTGGACTCGGATGCGATCAGCTCCGCCATTAGCGAGCTCATCGAGTCCAAACCGTACCTAGGGGCGCAAGGCTCCACCGGCAACGGAGTAGGCATCACCCCACCGAGCGGAAGGCGCGACGGTGACAGTCCAGTGCAACTAACCCGAGCGGATCTGAAGGGCATGAGCCCTGCGGAGATCATCCAGGCGCAAGCCGATGGTCGGCTCGCTGATCTGCTCAAATCAAACTAGCCAGTAAGGAGAACACATGGCTATCACCAATTTCATTCCCGAGATTTGGAGCGCAAACCTGCTCCAGCCACTGCAGAAGGCCGAGGTTTTCGGCAGTGTGGTCAATAACGACTACGAGGGAGACATCAGCAACGTGGGGGACACGGTGCATATCACCACCCTCGCCAACGTCACCGTGGGGGATTACACGCCTCACACGGACATCAGCATCGAATCTTTGGATGACGGTGACCAAACCTTGGTCATCGACCAGTCGAAGTACTTCGGTTTCGAGGTCGATGACATTGAGAAGCGGCAGGCAGCCAACGACGTGATCGCCCCGGCGACCGCCAACGCCGCATACCAGCTTGCCGACATCGCCGACAAGTTCCTCGCATCACTCATGGCCGCAGGTGTGGACACTGCTAACAAGCTTGCAGCGGTCACTTCAACCGACCCGGCAAAGCTCTACGACACCATTGTGGACCTCGGCGTGCGTCTCGATAAGGCAAGCGTACCCTCCGAGGGCCGTTGGGTCGTGCTGAACCCCGACCAGTATGGGCTCCTGCTGAAGGACGAGCGATTCATCAACGCTTCGGATGCGGCTCACGGCACCCTGCTCAACGGCATCGTCGGAGAAGCAGCGGGCTTCTCCGTACGCAAATCCAACAACGTGCCGACTGCCGAAGCGGTCGCCACCATCATCGCGGGATCAAACATCGCAGCGACCTTCGCCGAGCAGATCACCTCCGTGGAGGCGACACGCAAGGAGAAGGGATTCGCGGATATCGTCAAGGGCCTGCACCTGTATGGTGCCAAGGTCGTGCGCCCCACGGCTCTGGCGACCGTGGATTACAGCATCACTGCCTGAGTATAGGAGGGAGGCGTCCGCATGGCAGATATGACAGCACTGGCAGCAACGAGCGACCTCGACTCCTACCGCATCGAATACGCCGGGCGGGAGGATCTGGCCGAGAGACTGCTCGCTTCGGTGTCCTCGTCCATTCGCGCCGCAGCAGGCCAGCCGATCAGCAAAGACACGTACACGGTGACGATACCCTCGGAGGCGTCGAGGAAACTCGACCTGCCCACACGCCCCGTGATCGATGTCGCGTCGGTCGCCCTGGACGGTCAGATCATCGAGGACTGGAAACTGCTCGGCAATGCCTTGTACCGAGAGGGTATGTGGCATATGCCGGGTCAGACCCCGGTCCCCGTCACCGTGACATTCACCGCAGGATACGATCCCGTTCCCGAGGACGTGGTGCGTCTCGTATGCTCATTCGTGTCCGCCGGGCTCGTGCAAGACGAGTCCGGAGGCCCAGGCGCTCACCGTGACATGGCGTATGAGCGTATAGACGATGGGCAGGTCGGTTACCGGCAGGGCACTGACGAGGTGGTGGACGCCACCGAACTGCCCAAGGCCACCAAGGACGCTCTTCGAGCGAGGTTCGGCTCTCCCGGCATCAGCATAGGGGTGTTCCGATGAGATTCAGCAGAGGCTTCATCGAAAGGATGCGCCGGTCCGCCGAATCCATGATGACCGACCAGTTCACTATCCAACGGTTCACCGGACGGAATGTCACAGATCCTGATACTGGTGTGGATGTCCCTGAGATGACGCAGGTCGCGGACTCCAAGGGGAAGGTGCAGACCTCGGGGGGCATCGCCTCACAGGTGGTTACCGCGTCAGGCGACAGCAGCAATGTGGGCGGCAATGTGCCCGTGTGGAGCCTGTACCTGCATTTCCCTGTCACTCTTACCGGGCTCAAGGAGAAGGACGTGGCGGTTTGCACAGCCTCGGATGATCCCGACCTGATAGGCAGGAAATTCCGGCTAGTAAATCTGCAATCTGAGAAATCCCATGCCACGGCCAGACGGTGGAATGTGCAGGAGATGCAGGAAGGAGATTGACATGGCCATGATTGACGTATCCCAAGTGACTGCGCTCGCTAAAAAGCTCACTGCTGCCCCATTGAAGAAACAGTCTTTGGTAGCGGCGGCGGTGAAGAAGGGCGCGCAGAACATCAAGGAAAGCATTCAGAAGGATGTGCAGGGGTCATCCAACAAGGCGATTCGCCGCATTCCCATCGCCTATGAGATGAAAGCCGAGGGCACGCGCATCGAGGCGGACATCGGACCCCGTAAGGAGGGTGCCGGCAATCTCGCTAACATCGCGTTTTTCGGCACTGAACGCGGCGGTGGCACGCATGAGTTTTATGGGCATGGTGAGGACGAGCTCCCGACAGCCGCCGATTACGTGCGCAAGGCGGCGAGCGGCCTATGACCTCGTACTCCCAAGCCCGTGCCGCGATCATCTCGCTTATCCCCGCGCTCACAGGATGGACCGTGTACACGGATGGCATAGCCACAGGGAAGAAACCCCCATGGATTGTAGTCAGCCTATCGGAGAACGGTCGTGAGCATACCGAGGGTTTGGCGACCACGAATCATCTCGCCACGTTGGATGTGCGCGTAGTAAGTACGTCGGAGACCAGCATTGGTGTGATTTGCGACAAGCTGACCTCAGCACTGGATGGTGCTTCGCCTGGTAGCGGTGTGGGTTCTCTGGTCCCTGATGTGGATTCCGGCGTGTACGCGTCTGAACTCATTGATTCAGGCACCTCCCTGCCTTTCCTAATGCGCGTGCTCACCTGGCGTACCGGCTGGCCCGCCTGACAACAACGGATTATCAATCTCAAGCCTTGGCAACCTGTCAGGGCTTTTTTCATACCCAAACGAAGGAGTAACACATGGCATTGCCCAAAGCATCCCTAGAGGATGGCAAGTTTCTGACCGTGTTCGTGACGACCATCGCCGACATCACCACACCCACCGTGGCCGAACTCACAACCCCACTGGTGGCGTTGTCGGATTACCTGACCGCCGACGGTTTCAAGATCACCCACTCGCAGGATTTCGCCGACGATGACCGCGAGGCATCACCTGCTGTCGGCCAGATTCCAGGCCAGGAGAAATACACGGACGGCTCCCTGCAGGTGATCGACAACACCAACATCTCAGATGAGGAGAACGTGGCTGTCGAGAAACTCACCAAGGGGACGAAGGGGTACATCGTGCGCCGTCGCGGCAAGGACAACACCGTGCCGTTTGAAGCTGGCGACATCGTATCGGTGTATGCGGTGACCATCGGCATCAAGACCCCTGTAGCCCACGCCGCGAACGCCCGTCAGATGAGCACCATCAGCTATTCCGCCGACCCGAGCTCACAGGATGAGACCGCGACCGTAACGGCCTGACACAAATTCTCCTTGCCTGTACGCGCTGGATCGCTCCCGCTTGCAGGCAAGGTACACCCAATCTTCTACCGGTAGCGATCTACTTTTTTAGGAGCGACCATATGACTTTTACCATTAAACGGCCCACGCGCAGCGTGGAGATCGTCACTGATCTGCAAGCACTACAAGACAGTATCGTTGCCGCGTCTGAAGCTCAGGAAGCGAAGGGTAAGACCGGTGTGCAAGCGTTGCGTCAGCGTGCCGCTGAACTCACTCAACAGGTGGATGAGAGCACCCTCGTTCTCACACTGCGGGGGTTGAACGCATCGCAATGGAATCAGATCGTCATTAAGCGAACTGATTCAAAGGGAAACCGGCTGGTGAAGGATTGGCCAGGCATGATTTCCGACGTTCTGCCAGTGATGCTCTCATCCGCACACGTGAAGACGGATCCGGATAGCACGGTCGAGTTGACTGCTTCAGATCTTTCTGAACTGCTCTCCGGTCTCGCTGATTCACAAGTGGCCGAATTAATGCAAACCGTTCAAGTATTGAATACGCCTGCTACCTCGGTCCCAAAAGCGTTGCGCGAGCTGACCTCGCCGACCGACTAGCAGACAATCCCGGGACACTCGAAGAGCTCCGGTGTGCCCAATCGCTTGGCATCTCGTACAAGCGGTTCCTCGGGTGGGTTCCCACACCGGATGACCCGGTGGAGTGGGATGCAACTGAGCGTGACTGGATGCTCGCATTGCAAACGTATGAGACGGCACACAAGTGCCCTGTGTGCGGCATGGACATTGAGTTCTGCCATGACGAGCACAAAGTCCGCGAAGTATTCCAAGGGGCCGGCGTTGAAACCTGCTTCGTAGGTGCGATGCGCGAACAGGCGATGAAAAAGTTCAGCGATTCCGGAGTCGTGCAGGCACCCAACTCGCAGACCACGAAACTGATCCCCAAATAGTAAGGCGGTGCATCTTGGCGCTCAATGAGAACATCACGATCAGGCTCATGGCGGACACGTCGAACTACACCACCAAGATGCAGGCCGCCTCGGCGCAAGCAACACAGCTTTCAACATCGTTGGAAAAGCCTCGCAGCACCAGTGACAAGCTCAAGGGCGCGTTCACCACAGCCGGGCTAGCGGTCGGAGCACTGTCAGCCGCAGTGGGCGTGGCAGCAGTGAAGAGCTTCATGGATTTCGACGCATCCATGAGCACGGTACAGGCAAACACCAAAGCCAGCGCTAGCGAAATGAGCAAGCTGCGCGACGCCGCACTAGACGCAGGGCAACGCACAATATACAGCGCTACCGAATCCGCTGACGCAATAAACGAGCTAGCTAAGGCAGGCATGAGCACCGCCAACATCCTAAACGGCGGTCTCAATGGAGCCCTCGACCTCGCGGCGTCGGACGGCATGGCTGTTAGTGACGCCGCTGAACTCATGGCATCCACACTCGCACAATTCAACCTCAAAGGCACGGACGCCACAAAGGTAGCGGACGCGCTCGCAGCAGGTGCCGGTAATGCTCAAGGCTCAGCCAGTGATCTAGGTAGTGCTCTTTCGCAAGCCGGTTTGGTGGCGAATCAGTATGGAGTGAGCATGCAGGAGACCACCGGCACGCTCGCCGCGTTCGCGAACGCGGGCATGATCGGCTCCGATGCCGGCACGTCGCTTAAGTCCATGCTGATTGCTCTCGCTAATCCAAGCAAGAAGGCTCAAAAGGCGCTTGACGATCTGGGAATCAGCGCCTGGGATTCGCAAGGCAATTTTATTGGCTTGTCCGGTCTTGCCGGACAGCTGCAGACAAAGATGGCCGGGTTGACTGACCAGCAGCGTCAGCAAGCTATGGCTACAATTTTCGGCACTGACGCAGTGCGGTCTGCTGGAGTCCTCTACAAAGAGGGCGCTAGCGGGATTGATAAGTGGACAAAAACTGTTTCAGACTCCGGTTATGCTTCCGAGCAGGCTGCCGCACGCACCAACAATCTCAAGGGTGACATCGAACAGTTCTCCGGCTCCATTGAAACGATGCTCATTAAGATCGGCGGTGGCGCGAACGGACCACTGCGTACGATGGTGCAAGGTGCGACCGATCTCGTTACTGCGTTCAGTACGTTAGACCCGCATATTCAGCAGACCGTAGTGCTGCTGGGCGTTGCGGCAGGTGCAACCGCTGGGCTGCATAAGATGTTTGGAAACCTGTCCACTTCTTCCAGCGGATTCGGAAGGAGTATGGGACTCGTGCTCGACCCCGTACAGCGCTTGCAGGGGTTGTGGGGCGGGTTGAGCGCCGGGGCGCAGAGTATGGCCACGGCATTTCAGAACCCGACCAGGCAAATGGAATTGTTCGGTACGACCATGAGCCGTGGGACGGCTATCTCCAATGGTTTCAAAAGCGTCGGTTCCGGACTCATGTCCATGATGGGCGGACCTTGGGGGATTGCGTTCGCCGCGGCTGGCGCGGCTCTCGCCATCTGGTCGCAGAAAACTGCGGATGCGAAAACACGCACAGACAATATGACCAGTGCGCTCAAATCGGGTCAGACAGCCGCTCAAAAACTCACACAGAATTTGCAGAGTGGGAACGACACTGACTGGGGTTGGTTCCAGAAAACCCGTACGGGAGCCGATAGTCTCGCTCAGGCGCTGGATAAGGCAGGTGTCAGCCAGAAGACCTTTGTTGATGCCGCTATGGGGGATAAAACCGCAATAACATCATTCAACCAGGCGTTGGACGATTACATCAACAAGCACGGTGGTGCCGGAACAGTCACCGACGAGTTGCGCGCGCATTTGGAGCAGCAGACCAAAGCTGTTTCCGGTTCCAAGGAAGCCATGAAGGAGCAAGCCGAGGCAGACAAGCAAGCCACTGTCGAAAAGGTGAACAACACCTTGGCAACTGCTGGGCTCACCGATGCTACCGCAACCAACACGGATGCCACATCAGAAGCAGCCGATGCGAACGATATCCTCGCGGAATCCTTCGGGGCCTCCAGCAAGGGCATTGACGATCAGGCATCAGCCTTGGGAGAGGCGTTGGATGCACTGAAAACCTACTATGGGTTCTCATTGGATGCGTCGGATGCCACTATCGCGCTCCACGAATCTTTCGATAAGGCGGCCAAAGCTGTTGCGGACAATGGTGCCACGCTCGATTTGAACACGGAGAAAGGGCGCGCGAACCAGTCCGCGTTGAACGACGTCGCCAAATCGGCGTTGAATGCGGCTGAGGCGCAGGCCCGTAACGGGCAGAGTGTAGACCAGATCCTGCCGACCATTGAGGATGCCAGGAACCGATTCGTTGATTTCGCCATGAAAATGGGCCTGAGCAAAGACCAGGCAAACGCAATGGCCGACCAGTCCGGTCTCACCAAGGATGCCGTGAACCAGCTCACCCAGTCCGTCAACAATGTGCCGACGGTGAAGACAGTAAAAATCAATGGTGACATCAGCGATGCCCAGGAAAAAATCGGGGTTATCAAGAACGATTTGCTGCAAATCGGTGACAAAACAGTACGGGTAACCATGAACTATGTCACAACTGGGGATACCCAAGGCTTGCATGTAGCAGTTGGTGGCAATGGTGGAACGCTGGTCAAAGCTTCCGGTGGTTATATTTCCGGCCCGGGTACCGCCACATCGGATTCGATACCAGCACGCTTGTCGAATGGAGAGTATGTCATTCGAGCATCCGCGGTCGATCATTATGGCGTGGGATTGTTCGACCAGTTGAATTACCAACGCTATGCAACCGGCGGACTTGTTCAGCAGTATCAAACCACGCCGATACCCACACGCACATTTGCGCCACATGACACGGGGTCTTATACGCGCAATGAGTTCCACAACCAGTTCGTGATACCGGAACGAAACCCGCGATTACTGACGAATGATATCGCTCGCGAGCTCTTGAAACAGTCATCAGGAGGTGCCAAGTGAAATTTACGATAGGTGAGATCACTGCTGACAGCGGTGCACGATCCGGGTGGATTCTCGCGGCGTTGTCTGACTGGCTCTCACTCCCGCAATCTAAGGCCGATGAAACGGAACGCCCTCAGGCACACGGGCTTTTCGACCCAGGGACTGATTGGAGAACAGGAGCGGGATTCACTGCCACTCTCTCGTATCGAGGCGAAACCCCAGGGGAAGTCGAGCAGGCGGTGAGAGAGCTCAAAGCCATGGCTTCAACGGACGATCTGGTGCGCTGTGTGGTCGAGACCGATCTGGGAACGACTTGGCGTGAAGTGAGTATCCGGAAGATCGACATACCCGGGCTGACCTTCATGGGCTTCATGAAGGGTATAGCCCTTGATCTTCTGGCTCCTGACCCGTTGGCGTATGGGGTGGAGTCGTCGGTGTCGACGGGGTTGCCTGCTCCTGGTGGTGGTGTTCGGTTTGTGAATGGTTTGTCTAGCGCATGGACAGGGTCAGCGGGCGCTTCCACGAGCACCTTATCCAAAAACGGTGTGATAATCGCAACTAACCTCTGGCCTAATCCGAGCTTTGAAAATGCGTCATTGTCTGCGTTCACTGTTTCTGGCACATACACGTTCGCTGATGGTACAAATACTCCACCAGACGGAAAATATATTTTGGTTATGCCAAGTCTTGGAGATTCGTCATCTACGACAATCACCACTGCTCCAATCAGCATATTGCCATCCTCACCAATGCAATTCAATATGGTATCTCTCAATGGCAATAGACCTATCACAATTACCGCCATATATGGTAGTGGGCAAACTCAAAATATCTTCTCTGGCACTATAAATAACGATAGCTTCAAAAAAACTGTGTATATGTTTGTCACCCCGTCGAATGAAACGTCTATGCAGCTACAAATAACATGTAATCAGACGCAACGAATAGATAAGGTGTTTTTAGGAACACAGGCTGATTACAACGTGATGCAGTCACTTGGTATCGATTGGTTCGATGGTGACACGTATCAGGGTTCTGGTTTCAGGTTTCCTGTGGATTTCGGTGCTGCTGGTGTCGATGGGCGGGCGCGTTTCACGAATGAGGGGACGGCTCCCACGTCTGTCCGGTTCAGAGTTTCGGGTGGTTTGCCTGACGGGTTTTCCCTGCGGTGTGTGGAGACGGGGGATGTGTTGACGTTCCGTCGTCCGGTCGCGTCGGATGATTACGTGTTGTTGGATTCGTCTGATGGCAGTGCGTTGCTCAATGGTGTGAGCCCGGTTTCCGGGTATCTCACCGATGATGATTGGTGGCAGGTCGGCCCGGGTGAGACGTGCACGGTGCAGTTCACGTCGCTTGGTGGCGTGCAGGGTTCGCCGCTGCTGGTGTTGTCGGGTTCTCCGGCGTATTTCTAGGAAATGGGGTTGTTATGAGGGTGCGTATCTGTGATTTCCCTACCGGGCGCAGGATTCTTGATGTGCCGTTCCTTCAGGCGTCGTGGACGAGCGAGTTCAACGGTGCCGAGGACGTGTCCTGCACGGTGGATGTCAACGACCGGCGGATACGCCGGTTGGGGTTGGCGAACGCGGCGAGTGTCGCCAAGTCGTGTCTGATCATCGAGGACGGCAACCTGTGCGTGGGAGGCCCCATCTGGAATGTGGCATACGACAGGGACCAGGGGACGGTGCAGATCACGGGCAAGGGACTGTGGTCGTATTTCGATCATCGTGTCCTGTTGCCGGTGATGCAGGCGTCGGACAGGCTCACCAACGCGGACGGCAGTGCGAACACCGCGTTCGACACGAACATCGTGAACACGAGCTATGAGAACATCGTGAAACGGTGGGTTATGCAGGCCAATGCGTGGATGCCCGAGGCGTCGCGGATACCGATAGCGTATGGCGATGACGTGCCCGGAGTGTTCCAACGCAACATCAAGGGTGCGGAGACGAAGCTCATCGGTGACCTGATGTCCGATATCACCGGAGTGCAGCAGGGGGTTGATATCCGGTTCCAGCCGAGGCGTACCGCGGATGGTCTGGGATACGAGTGGCTGATGTCGTGCGGTCATCCACGGTTGACATCGGACAGTGTGAAACGTTGGGATATGAGCGTGCCGAAAAGCCCGATCACCGGACTCAAGGTCGAGGTTGACGGTTCCGACATGGCAAGCCAGGTATGGGAGACGGGCGGCGCGAGTTCGGATACCGCGATCATCGAACGGGCGGTGGACGCCGGCATGGCCGCCAAGGGGTATCCCATGCTGGAGCGGGTGGAGAGCCTGTCGACCACGGTCGTGGATGCTGCGACCGCGATCAGGCATGCGAACGAGACGATCCGTACCAGCACCCAGCCACGCCAGTCGTGGTCGTTCGATGTCCGCCGGGACGCGACACTGGGCTCGGACTGGGATGCCGGGTATCCGTGCAGCATCCGCACGAAGCATGACCCGTTCATCCCGGACGGTTGGCATGACCTGAGGATCATGACCCTGGCGGGCAGCAGCAGCGAGGACAAGATCACGGTCAAGACGGGAGCTGTATATGGCTGACCCACAGGTGTATGCGTCCGACATGAAGGGCTTCCAAGCGCAGTTGGACAGGATCAGAGCGGATATCAGGAACCTGCGCACGCCCACAGATTCGCAGTTCAGCCGCACGGTGGAACGCATGCTGGAACTGGTCGACAATCTCGACAGCAGGGTCGACGCCGCGATACAGTCGAGGTCGTACACCACCGCGCAGATCGATTCGAAGGACCAGGCCACCCTCGCCGCGGCGCAAGGGTATGCGGACTCCGGGTTGTCGGGCAAACAAAACACTATCGGCGTGCTCGACCCGGCCCACGGTGGGACGGGCACGGCCAACGGGTACAACAACATGTTCGCGTCCGGCCCCTACAGGGCTGCATGGGTGCTGTCGGACGGCACGCTGGGCACCAGCCAGTCGAGCCGGAAGGTCAAGACCGACTTCCATGTGCCGGACATCAGCCTTGAGCAGCTCCTGTCCGTGGACTGGGTGGGGTACCGGTACATCCAGGATGTCAACGAGAACAGTGACTCCGCGCTCCCCAGGATCGGCATGATCGCCGAGGAACTCGATGACGCCGGGCTGGGCATCTTCGTGGTGTACGACGACACGACGGCCGAACCCGTGGGCATCGACTACACGATGCTGTCGGTCGCCGCCATGCACCTGGCGGGGCTCGCGCACCACAGGTGCGAGGACATGGAACGCCGCATCGCGGCATTGGAACAGAAGGAGCAATCATGAGTCTCAGGGATGGATGGCCCGCCGTCAGCAACGCCGCGGACCAGTTCGACATTCGCGCCGCGCTGCGGGTGGACACCGCGTTGGACAGGGACGGCAACATCAAGACCGGTGTCGCCGTCACTGGCAAGAGCCTGAGCGGATTGGTCACCGCCCGTAGCGACATGCAGGTCGACGTGGCGGCGTTCGCCGCGACCCTAGACCGTCAGGGGCCGGTCAAGCTGTACAACGACGGCGTGGTGCAGGTCAAACTCGATGCCGCACCCACGGCGAACAGCAGGATCGACGCCATCTACGTCAAACAGATGGAGACCGCCAGCCCAATCTCGGACAGTGCAGACGGCCCCGTATTCGGCAAGGTCACGGGCACGCCGTCGACCAGCCCGACAGCGCCCACGATACCCGTGGGGGCGATGCGCCTGGCGGACGTCACCATCCCCAGCACCGCCACATCCACCAGTTCCAGCGGTGTCACCATCATCCAGCGATACCCGTTCACCGCATCGGCAGGCGGATGGATGCAATTCCGGTCCACCGATGAAATGAACGCATGGAACGCCACGGAAGGGTATACAGGCAAACTCCCCGACGGCACCGAGTATGTGTATAGGGGTGGCGTTTGGGTGAGGGTGGGTAATCTGCCGGTCCTGGCGTCGAAGGTTTATGCGGGTTGGGATCTGACCGCTGTCGCGTCGGGGCGTGTGGTGGAGATACGCATGAACTCCAACGGTGCGGCATCCACGAGCAACAGCGGGGTGCTGGTGGGCAGTGTCAGCTCGTCCTTCGCCCCGTCGACCCGTGTGATCGCGTTGCTGCAGACCGCCGTTGACGGTGCCCAGTTGCGTGCCCGCGTGGAGCCCTCGGGACAGATCTACATCGACCATCAGGGCGTGAGCGGCAACAAGAACTGGTACATCAGCGGCGGTCTCGTGTACCTGGCGGTCTGAGAGGGGCGTGGGAATGCCGGAGTCGAATCTTGATTGGCCTGGCCTGTATCAGAGTGTGGGTCGTTTGGTTGAGCAGAACGAGACCCTGTTCCATAAGACCGATGATCATGAGAGTCGTGTGCGCGTCATCGAGGGGGAGTCAATGCGTCAGAGCACCGAAGTGAAGAACCTCTCCGAGAAGGTGGATGTGCTGGACGCGAAGGTCGACGGGCTCTCGTCGGGTGTGAAGGATCTGGGTTCCGAGGTTTCTGGACTGCGCAGGTCCATCAACAATCTTGAGGTGCCTCATGTTAAACGTCTCAAAGTTTGGCGTTGGGTCTGCAGACACATGAACCCGCTCACAGGGGCGCTCCTCGGTGCGGTCGGCAGTGGTGTCGGCGGCTATCTCATCGCCCTGTTACTGCACGCATAATCCATAACCACACGCTCAATTATTCGGGCCTCCGGTGTCCGCCGGGGGCTTTTCTTATGCCCCAATTTAAGGAGAAGTTATGTCTAATTCGAATACATCGGATGTGGTCGATACGCCTCAGGAGGTGTTCAATCTGCTGCCGTTCTGGGCTCGTCAGGTGATCTACGTGGTGGTGGTGCTGGTGGGTGTCGCCTCTGCGGT